CTCTTTTTGTTTTGCTTTCTCTGCATAAAACTTACCTGCTTCACCTTCTGCTATTTTAAGTAAAGAAAAAATTTCTTTTTTATTATCAAATCCATAGATATTCATAATATCCATTAAACCAGAATAATCCTTACCCATCCAAGTACCAGACATTCCTTCCCAAATATCAGGAAGAGCATTAAATAACGTTAATGCGCCTTGAACATTATATGATAAATGACTTGGATTTTTAGGAATTTCTTCTTCTTTAGGTTCCCAACCCATTTGTTCGCACATCTCAAAATATTGGTCTATACTCATACCTCCGCCAAAAAATGCATTGCGAAGGTATTCAATTAGTTTTTTTCATCTTCCTTTGCTTTTTTAACAGAAAATTGTTCATAATCATTCATACAATCTGTTATAAACTGATCAAAAATAGTAGAATTTTTTAGAAGTTCTAATGCATCTTCTTCATCATACTCTATATTTTCTTCGGCGTCCATTCCAGAAATATCAGCTGGAAAAAGAAGAGGTAAATGTTTAGCCTTTAATCCCTTCCAACTTTTAATCGCTTTTTCTGAATATCCTTCAAGAAATTTATCATTATCAACTTCTTCTTCACGCTGACGAGTTCGTTTATTAAATTTAAATGTTAGTGAACGATTTCTAATTTTCATTAAGTCATCTCGATTAAGATAAACTAATTCAATTTCAAATCCATCAATATCTGGAAATTCAACCCAAGAAGTTGTCTCCTTGGCGATTAGATTTTTAAGTTTACTCATGGTATTCCCCTCTTAATAAAAAGGTGCTCATTAACAATATCTGCTTTTCGTAAGGTGAGGGGAAACCTATGAATCGCACGTTAATGAGCACCCTATGGTTAAATAATTTTTCCCCTCAAAAATTAATTATGCAGATTTCTTTGCGAAAATCTGTACTTCACCCCCTGTTCCTTTTGTAGCAGTAGGTTCTTGACCAACAAAATTAACTGACATCGAAATAACATCTTCTGTTGCGATTGCTGGAAAATCAAACTGACAAGCNGGCATGAAAAATGCAACATATGGATTACCAGAAGTAGATCCACCAATAATCAAATTAGCATTTGATGTTTGTGCGGAAGATGTCCTAGAATCATTTGCAATATTTCTAAGGAAACCAGCAGGTTCTAATTCTCCTGCACGAAGGTACATTGTAGCAGATCCTGTAACAGCACGAGTTCCAGTAAATTGACCAATCGGCTCATTAAGTGCTGATATTTCTTCTGGCGTCAAATAAGTAATATTATTGTTATAATCAATACTTAATGCTGTAACTGGGAAGGAAAACTTCTCATCAGAAGCTGTAGCAGATGACTTATGATGAAATTCAATTTGACTTAAACGATTTTTAATAAATGAATTTGTTCCAATACCNCCAGCGACATTCATTTGATTAAATGGCATATAAGATGGTCCTGTATTTGCAATCATTTCTGCAACATTTGAATTTGCAGTAACAGTACCGCCTGCGTTATTAGTCCCACCAAAACATGCGATAGCCATATCACGTGGGGCGCCGGTAAGTTCTTTCATTGTAGTTCCAAAGCCAGACCATGTAACTGTAGCAATATCTTCAATACCTGCATCAATACTAGCACCATTAACAGTAGCATTAGAAACTTGATAAATAACATTATCCAGTTTAAAATACATATGATTTTCAGTTGCTGTTGCAAAATTAGATATCATATCTGATTGATAATTAACACTAGTAACAGGGGTAGTTCCAAGTTTTCCATTAACTCCCCATGAACTTCTGTATTCAGATCCATTAGAAGGATTTGTATTTGCAACTAATGCTTGCCACATATACCAATCTGCTAAAGGTAAAGCATTACCAGTTTGATTTGTTAATGCGCCTGTTCCACCAGCAGCAGCAGGTGTTTCTGCGCCTGTTGGGCGCATATAAACTTGTAAGTTCCAATCAACAGGATCAATTGCAGTATTAAATCTTTGTTGCGATCTATCAGGACTAGTACCTGATTCCAGACTTGTAATATCTTGAGTTGCAGCAGAAGATGTCATTGCAAACCCTGCTAACACTTCAAGTTTCCAAGTGTTTTCGTTGGTTAAACTCGTTACAGCCGCTCCATTAATAATATCAACGGTAGAGTAAAACACTTCAGAATTTCTCTGTAAATTAAGTGCAACCATATTTTTTTCTCCTTTAGATTAATATATAGTCGATAGTTATTTCAATTTCACCAAGTCCGTATGGAGCAACTAATCCTTCATCAGCAGATATATTCGCAATACTAAATTGTTGAATTCCTGCACTTGAATTATTTCCAATATTATAGATAACATGCTCAATATCTTGTACAAGTTCATCTATCTTATCTTGTGAATCGTCATCACTAAAAACGTATGCTCTTATGGTAGCGTCTAGAGTTGCAGTTGTCAAATTCTCAGAATTAAAATCTCGAATTTCGGTTCCTGCAGCAATATATACACTTGGGAAATCATTTACCTCATCTAAAAATTTTAATTTCCTATAAACATTATTATATAAATTTATATTATAAGTATAATTAGAGTTAAATGTAGAGGTACTTCCATTTATTTTTTTTAATTCAGTTACTAAAAAATCTATTATTTCAGTTCGTCTTGAGGTTGCCATCACATACCTCGTGTAACTGCAAATTGCCTACTAAATAACTTTTGAACTACTTCTCTTACTGTATTTGAGATAAGATTATCTGGATTATATGGTGTATCAAGTAAAGACATATAAATAGGATCATAAGTATATTTCATTATATTTGCTCTATATATAGGAACAATGTCAATACTTCTACGAAATCTTCCAGTTCTATTAGTCATAGTAACTGGAGATAAAGGTGGTCCACGTCTTGGACCTTGAGGCATTATTTTACGAAGTCGATTTTGTACTAAAGATGTTATTTGTGCGCCAGATATAAATTTTTGTGGTTTTTCTGGGGTTATTCCTGGTCCTCTAACTTTTCCATTCATTTTTCTTATACGTTGTGGTAAATTAGATTGTAGTTCTGCTCTAATAACCAGAGGTGTAAGACCGCCTCTTTCAAATTCTTTAGCAAATCCTATAGCTAAAGATAAATACTGTCCAGCTTGCTTTTTACTAAAAGTAGTTGGTATTTGCTTCTCAAAATAATTTAATAGTTCTTCACTAAATTTCTTACCCTTCATTAAACTCATTACATCATTTGTTATATTTTGTTGTCTCTTTTTTATATCGGTAATTAACTTTGCTTTAGTTTTAAGTTGAATTTTAAAACGTGTTGGTCCTTTATTATAAACTTTTTTCTCGGGCGTAGATTCAGGAGCTTCTCCAAATTCTTTTCGACGTTCAGGTTTTAGAGTAATATTGATTGAGTAATACTGGCTAAAAATACCTGAAAAGTATCTAATATTTGGAAGTTTAGAAGTAGGATCTACTATAAATCCAAGAGTAAATTTAGGACTTTTATCTGCATCAACAGTATTTATCAATAATAAATTTTCTAATTTTTCAGCAGCTCTATCTATAAGATGATTTTTAATATTCCTAAAAACACTATTATTAAAGATAAGATTTATAGCATCTTCTCCGGCTACTCCTGTTTGACCTCTTTTATCTGCTTCTGCAGCAATCGCAGCAAATTGTGATGGTCTTTCAGATTTACTAATACTCAAACCAGTTATATCAATAGTTTCAGCTCCACTAATACCTGTAACTTTTGCTTCTTGAGCAGCTAGTGCCTGATTTTTTATTACAGCTGATTGCTTTAATTGAATACTTGTTAGTTTCATAAAGTCAGTTATATCTAGTACACCATCAGGAGCTGCTTGAGGTTCTTTAAAAAATTCTTTTTGATCTGCCGATAATGCTTTACTAAAACCAGGAATTTGCTCTGATATATAATCAGATAATTTTCTCTGCACTACTGAACGAATGTTGCTAGCTATACCTTTACCTTTACGAATATCTAGATGCTCATCTATTGTACCAGCAGGAAATTTATTGGTGATAGTTACTATTTGGTTTGCTACTGTTGGAGTCTTTGATTTTGCTGCCATTAGAATCCACCTACTAGTCTATAAAGATCTAATACTCGTCTGATATGAGGAGGAAAATCTCCAGAAAGAGGTTCTTTAGTTTTTCTTTCGCCTTCAAGACTAAATGATTTATTTCCTTGATCTTGTTTATGTATAATTTTTATATAATCCATAGTAGCCAGTTGTAAATCATAAGGAACATTTCCATCTTCATATCCTGCACGATATTTAATCTTAAGTGCATTTGCATAAGGATTAAACTTTCTAACACCACCTAAAGAAAGAGAAGGAAAAGAATTTTTTACAACAGGATAATTGCCTTGAATTCCCATACTTCCTGTCATTCTTGATATTTTACCAGTTTCTCTTGAAAAAGTAAATTGATTAGGAGTAGTTGAAATATCATTAAATTCAACATCTGAATTACTACCATCACAATGAACTAATAAAACAGTATCATCATCAGTAGCGTGTTGATGTGTAGGCGCTGTAAAGTTAGTAGTATATTGTGCTGAACGAGATACTCTAATTTCATCTAATTGTCCTACTAATAAATTAGCATTAGCTGGATTTCTACCCATTTCAACATTACTTGTAAGTTCAGGAATATCTATATTTAAAGCTACAGTAGCTGTAGCACCTACATTAGATCCATCTTTATAAAGTTTTAGTTCAGTACCATTTCGTACAACTGCAACATGCATCCAAGTATTTACTGTATACCCACTTGTACTTGCATGAGCAACATTAGTTACTTCTGCGCCACTTTCTATTGTTCTAAACTGTAATCCTTCTACACTATTATATTTAAATTCCCAAAAATTAGATCCATCTGTTTTATGTGTTATAAAAGTTT